TCTCTTCGTCCGCACCATAGATGCTTTCACCGCCCTTCGCTGAAGTGCGTTGAAGCCCGGAACAAGCCGCCTTGAGCGGCTTTTTTCGTTTCTGGGCTTTCACCTCGATTCGCCCCCTTCCTGAATTTTCTAGTACATTCCCCAGTACACACCGAGTTCGACCTATCCGGGATGTACTAAATGCCTCTATCTGACACGGCCGTCAGGCAGTCCAAGCCCAAGGACAAGCCCTTTACGCTCAACGACAGCGATGGCCTGGCGCTTTACGTTTCTCCCAATGGCACCAAGGCCTGGCACTTCCGTTTCTCCTGGCACGGCAAGCAGCCCCGCATTTCACTGGGCACCTATCCCGAGCTGACATTGCGTGAGGCGCGTGAGCTGCGCGACAAGGCTCGCTCACTTGTCGCGAAGGGTATCGACCCGCGTGCTGATCGCCGGCAGTCGCAGTACGAAGCGGGCGCCCGGGTAGAAAACACCTTCGAGGCTGTGGCCAACCGTTGGCACAGCTTCAAGGCGCAGCGCCTGACGGACGCGAAGAAGGGCAGCGCGGCCCAGTCCCGCCGTTATCTGGACAAAGACCTGATCCCGGCTTTGGGCAAGTACCCGATAGCTGACATCAAGCGTGCCGATGTACTGAAGACGGTGCGATCGATTGAAGGGCGTGGCGCACTTCACGTCGCCGAGAAATGCAGGGGCTGGTTGAACGAGATTTTCCGCTACGCGATTGCGGAAGGTGTTAACGAAATCAACCCCGCTGCTGACATCGACATCGTCGCAGCAGTGCAGCCGCCAGTGCAGCACAACCCTTACCTCAAGCGTGAGGAAGTTGGGGAGTTCCTCCAGAAGGTCCGCGATTCGAAGATGTCGGTCCTGACGAGCAGTGCAATAAGGCTAATGATGCTGACGGGCGTGCGCACGATCGAGGTCCGCAACGCTTCACCTGGGCAGTTCGATCTGGATGAGGCCATCTGGCGTATACCGCCGGAAGGGGTCAAGCAGCTGCGCAGCCGTGTGCGAACTGAGAGTGGTGAGATTCCTCATTATCTGGTCCCACTTTCCCGTCAGGCTGTCGACCTGGTGCGGCAAGTGTTGCAGGTCACCGGTCGATGCAAACTGTTGTTCACTGGTCGAAACAATCCAAGCCAGATAATGAGTGAAAACACCATCAACGTGGCCATCAAGCGGCTCGGCTATCAGGGCAAGCTGACCGGCCACGGGATTCGTGGCACGATTTCGACGGCGCTCAATGAGATGGGGTACAGGGGGGAGTGGATCGAGGCGCAGCTCTCGCATGCCGACCCCAACAAGGTGAGGGGGTCGTACAACCATGCGGAGTATGTCGAGCAGCGCCGCGAGATGATGCAGGATTGGGCTGACTACATCGATACGCTGGAGCCGATCTCGGCCGAGGATTGAAGCCTGGAGCACTGGATTCTGCTTTGGGCCCAGTCCTGCACCTCGGAGCGTACCCAGGCGACGCTCCTGCCGCCCAGTGCCACCTGTCTTGGGAACGCCCCTTCATTCACCATCTTGTAAATGGTCGTGGTGCCCATGCCGGTGATCTGGCGTACTTCAGGCAGGCGGATGAATTCGATGGTGTTGGTCATTCTTGAGTCTCCTGAAGGTGCAGCTCGGCATTGATCGCTTGGCGTTGTTTGCTGCACTTTTGATGATTACCGTGGGCGCGCGACATTCCGCATACGTCGCAAATGATGTTCAAGTCGAGTTTGCGCATTCGGCGTTTGGGTTTCTGGCAATGCATGCGGGATGAGCGAATCATTGGTTCACCTGCTGCGACACGCTCAGCCCAACAGCCACCGGCCGCACCCATATCGGCATGCTGCTGAGCATGAAGGTCTCGCCTTGCGCTGCCAGGAGCAGGGTGGTCCCCATCACATCGGCTATCGCCTCGGCCGCGTCTGGTGGTACTGCATTGCCAATCCGCTCACGCCACGCCTGGTCACTGAGGCCGTCCAGCTCGAACTGCTCCTCTGGCTCAACGAGGCTTTGAATGGCAGCCAGCTCAAGCGTGGTGAACGGCCGGTGCCAGGTGCCGTCGAGGCTGGTGATGATGCAGGTCAGGCGATCATTGACGGCAGGAATCCGTGGGTCGGCCACGCTCCAGCGGCCGTTGTCCTGCCGGGCACTCGCCGACACTGCGCCGGCCTGGCCGTTCCAGTCGACCACCCCGTAATGCCCGCCATGCAGGTAGGCGTCACCTTTGACCCGGCGCATACCTGGTCGTGGGTCTTGAACCGCGAATGCACCTTGTCCCGTGGTGCTGCCGGCAATCACCGTGCCTGCTGCGTTGTCATAGGGTGTCACCAGGTACTTGCCGAATCCGCCACCAGCGCGCCGAGGGTCGGCCACGCTGAATGTGCCTTGCCCGGGCGACTTCACCCCGATCACCGCACCACTGGTGTCGCCCCAGCGGCGCACGCCGTATTGCTGGTACTGCAGGGCGCCGGCTTTCGAGCGCGGGTCTGCGATCGAGAACGCGCCGTTGGTGGGGCTGGATCGGCCGGCGACCGTGCCTATCGATCGATCCCACTGGTTCACGCCCAGATAGCCCGAGTACGCCTCCGGCACGATGATGAGGTCGCGCAGGTAGCCGTCCTCTATCTCCAGGTCATTGAGGCTGCGCCAGTCCTTGCCGGCCTCTACCAGGGCAAGGCGCACCCACGTCTTCCACTGCAGGGCAGGCACTCGATGCATGGGCCCTGCGGCTTCGACGTCGCCGGCCAGCGGCATGCGCCCGAGTATGTCGCCCACGGCTCGCAAGTTCTTGTGCTCAGGCTCGTACAGGAAGGGCGGCACCTTCTCGACGTGGCGGGCGACCAGCAGGAAGCGCTTGCGGCTCTGTGCCAGCCCGCCGATCACGCCGCAATCGTGGGTGGTCTCAGCTACGGCATAGCCAAAGCTGGAGAGGAGGCTGTTGATCTGGTCGAGCAGGTGCCGGCCGCGTGATGCCAGGCGTGGCACGTTCTCGAACACCAGCAGCGGTACCGGGTCACTTGCCCATGCTTCACCGAAGAGCCAAATGCAGCGCAGCGTCAACTCGTTGAGCGCCTGGTACTTGGGGGTAAGGCTCATTTTCTCCGACAGCAGGCCGCTGGCCCCCTTGCACGGCGAGCTGATGAACACGGCGTCGGGTCGCTGGCCACCTGCAGCACGGCGGATGTCTTCCGGCGTGGCTTCTCGCCAGCCTGGTGGCGGCTCTTTTCCGTGGAAGCGGGTGTACTGGTCGCGGGTGAAGAGATCGAGCAGCGTGCCCTTCACGCCGCTCAGTCGCTCAAAGTCGGCCAACCCGGCCGGGTCCACGTCGACGCCGCCGATGCACTGCCACTCGGCCTGCAGGTTGCCCACGATGGGCTTGGACTTGTTGAAGCCCTTGGCGCCGCCGCCCAAGCCGCAGCACATATGGAAGTGCTTCAGTACGTGTTTACGCATGAGTGCATTCCTTTACGGTGGCCGGTGCTTTCCTGAGCTCTGAATGAACACGACTGGCCAAGCCCAGTATCCCCTGACACTCGTCGTAGGCCCGCTTGCACCATGGCTCGGCACCCTGCAGTTTTTGCCATGTGTTGCGCGCGAGTCGCAGCGTCTCTGCAGCGTTTTTCAGGTGCTCGTAATCGGCTCTTGATACTGCCAGTCCGGTGTACGACATGATCCGTGCTTCAAGCTCTGCAATCAGAGCCAGACGCTGCTCTGAGAGCCGCGCGTGGGTGCGCTGTTCGTCCAGCCTTTCCTTGGCGAGGGCGTCGACGTCGGCATTGAGTGCCGCGATCCGAATGGCATGGTCTGCCTCGTGCTGGGCCAGCCCTGCGGCGAAGCCGCTTTCTGTCGCTCGCCGTCTGACCACGCAGACCAGGTATGGCAGGGCCGCAAGTGTGAGTATCAAGAGGGCGCTCAGGGCCACGACAATGTGCTGTGATGTTTGCATGTGCTGTGCTCCAAAGAATTTTCGCCGCTGGCATGAGCCGGTGAGAGTGCGGCAGGTGGTAACGCCCCTGTCGGTCGGGGCCGCCTGGTCATGCTGCAGACTGAGCTTGAGCATCCAGATAGGCAGCGAGGTCGTGCAGGTAAACCACGTGCTCGGCGCGCACCGAACGGTGCAGCTTGCTCAGCTTGAGGCGAATGCGGCCGGCATTGATCAGGTTGCGTAGGTGTCGGTCAGTTTTGATGTGCGGGAAGTAATGCTCCCGCACGGCGGTCAGGGTCGGACACGGTGTGGTCCATTGGCGTCGCAGTTGATTTAGCGTGTCAGTCATGCCCTTTCCCCGATCCCCTTTGAATGGGAGAGCAACTTCACGCGGATCAGCTCGGCCAAGTGCTCTTTGCTGCTGCCCATAGCGGCTGCGCAGACCTCACCCTGATCGTTCGTAACAACGGCGCCGAAAGGGAAGTTCGCCGAGGTGGTGGGGGTGATGTAAGCGGTCTGGTCGTCTTGGATCACCTGGTCAACGCTGTCGAATGCCTCCATCAGGGCAATTGCAAGCTCGGACGGGCGCCCCGTATCCATGCGCCCGTTGGCGATGTCCTGAATAAAGTCGCGCAGGTGGAGGTAGTTGGCTGAGTCGCCTTGGCGCAGCGTCAAGGTCCCAGTGGAGGGCCCAAAGGTCACACGGGCAACGATCGACTCGCCATCGAGCTCGATGTTGATGTCGGCGGTGAGAGTTACCTCCGGCCGGCGCACTGGGCAGCTTGATGAGCCTCCATTCAGCAGCAGGTGGCGAAGAAGCATGACCTTTGCCAATGGCACCAAATACTCGCTCATGCGGCACCCCCTGTGTGCTGCACAGGGATTGCTCGGGCCGGGCCGGCATGGCTGGTGATGACCTTCAAGCCCGTACGCATCTCGAATGCCGAGATCTTCTGGAGGCTGTGGCAGGTGGTGGGGTGGATCAGGATCTGGCCTGATTTGAGGTGCTGTGTGTCGTTCATTGTCGTACTCATTGTGAGAGGGGTACGGCAATAAAATTAGTGTTAGTGGTTTAATTAGTCAATAGCTTTACTGTTATTTAGTGTTTTGTACGCATCGTAGAAACGAAAAAGCCCGCACTGGGCGGGCTTCTTTTGGCTAGGTCAGGCTTTTACAGATCGACGATTTTGCGCCGCGCACGTCCATACACCTGCCAAGAGGAATCAATCTTTATCACGCGATCCGGCCAGTCCGGGTTCGTGGCATACAGGTACTGTTCGCCGCCTTCTTCGGTGATTTGTCGCAGCGTTGCGGCCTTGTCGCCCGGGCGCCTTGCTACAACGAAGTCCCCAGACTTCCACGGCATATCAGGGTCAATCACAACCTTGTCGCCTGGGCTGAAGTCAGGCTCCATGCTTTTTCCTTCTACGCGCAGAACAAATGCGCGAGGGCCAGCAGCACCCCCAGCCTCAACCCATTCTTCGATTTCATTCCTTGAAGCTCCTTCGCCTGCCTCGCAGAAGGCTACGGCTTTCACATATCCAATCACAGGCAACAGCCTCCCCGCCGGTCCCATCTCCGTGGTGTTCTGATGTGAGTCCAGAGAACTGATCATCGAACCGTTAGTGCCCATGCTTAACGTTTCCGCCAGTCGGGGGCTGACACTTTCTGGCGCAAAACGTAAAACCCGGCTGAGGCTGAGTAGGGCGGGGAGATTGAGGGCGATCTTGCCCGTCATGTATTGGCTGACGGCACTCTGACCAGCCCAGCCGCATGCCTCTGCGACCTTCTCCTGGTTGAGGGATGGGTCTGCAGCTTTGCGGGTTTTATAAGCGGCTTTAAGGCGAGCGGCTTCTTCGGCGATGTAGGGCGGTTTGGTCGTCATAGTCAAGATGCTATAAGGGATGCTCATATCTCTCAAATAGCGTGAGTGTTTTTTGCTTGCCTCATTAAATGAGCTGGACTAATATTTGGATCTGCAACCGATCCGAGGAATTGAATATGACAGTCCAATTCGGTGTCCCTTTGAGCGAGTTTGCGAAGGGTAAGAGTCAAGTCGAAGTCGCCGAGCTTCTTGGAGTGACTCAAGGCGCCATCTCTCAAATGATGCTGAGCGGCCGAGATGTTCGGGTGCTTAGCGGCGCTGATGGGAGGCCTGAAGGGTTTGAAATTCGGCGAATAGGTAGCCGGCGGAAAAAAGCAGCAGCATAGGGCGCTGGACTGGGGACTCTCACCTCCCCAGACCAGCTACGACGACACACAGCACATGCACATCGGTCGTAGGCGAAGGATAGGGCGTGCCCGTTTCTTTGGCTACACCGTAAACAGGGGTTTTACGGTTATGAGTCGCACAGATCTGTTGCCGGGCGCTGGCCCGGTCCTTTCTTTGCGCCATGCGCTTTATCGCGCAGGGCGTGACTATTCAGGTGGCATTACCCGCCTTGCATTCGAAATGGTCGTCGAGAACGACGCCTTGCAGAAGAAGCTCAAGCACGACGAAGAGCGCCGCTGGCTGACTCCAGATGAGCTGGAAGATATGGTTCGGCTGACCGCCGACCCGCGCCTGCTTGATGCCTTGGTCAGGCCGGCGGGAGCGGTCTGGTATCGCCCCATTCCTGTGCCTGCCAGCCGTGAGGCACTGAAGGCGGTTGGCAAACTGCTGGGTGAAGCGGGGGAGTTTGTCGCCAGCCTGCACAAGGGAGCGGCCGACAAACGCTGGGAGCTGCACGAAGTGCTGGACCTGGAAAAGCAGGGTGCGGACGTTATCCGCGAGGTGCTGGGCATCATGGCCGGTGCTCGTCAGGCGATGGAGGATCATATCGATGGCTGATATCGCTGACAGGGCCAATGACCAGGCCGACTATCTGCTGCAGGTCGCACTTGGGCGCCGTGTTCTTCCTTCGCAGCAGCCCAGCGCTGAATTTTGCGAGGATTGCGGGGTAGTTATTCCTTTGCTGCGCCACCAGGCGTGTCTGGCTGCCAAACGTGCACCAGTTGCCAGGACCTGCGGGAGCGGCGTCGATGAGTGAGCGCAACGGAGTGCCAATGGCCGCATGGGCGCGGCGCTACATCGAAACGTTTGGCCTCGCCCTAGTCCCGATTGAACCCGGTGAGAAGGGCCCGAAAGGGCTCGGGTGGAACAAGCCGGGTGGTTACTACACGAGTCCCGAGCCTGCAGAAACCTTCTGGCAGCAGTATCCCACCCATAACCTCGGGGTCGTTCTCGGCCCCAGCCGTGTGTGTTCCCTGGACGTCGATGATGTGCAGTGGACGCGGTTCGTCCTGCAGGAGCAGCTGGGGCTGGACCTTGACGCGCTCGCAGTTGTTTACCCGACCGTGGTGGGCAACCCGGCGCGTTTTCGCGTGATGTTCCGGGTGCCCGACGGGGTGGAGTTAACCCGTCATTCGTTGTCGTGGCCAAATGAGTCGGACCCTGACGGCTCTATTTTTCGTGGCTTCATGGCTGAGGCTAAGACGGCGAAGCAGAGCGGTGACGTTGCGGGTGAGGCCGCTGCTAAGGCGGCGGCTGAACCTTACAAACCGTTCACGGTGCTTGAGCTGCGCGCCGGCCTGGTGCAGGACTTGCTGCCTCCATCGATCCATCCCGGTACCGGCAAACCGTATGTATGGCGCACCCCGCCGAGCCCTGACGGCTTGCCCGATCTGCCGGCCGAGTTACTGACGATCTGGCAAGGGTGGGACACCTTCAAGCGCGGGGCCCTGTCGATTTGCCCCTGGGCGCCGAAGTCGACCAGGCCGGCGGCTACTGCGCCGAAGCGTGCAGCAGCTGGTGGCACGCAATTGCCCAAGGTGATCGATGAGTTCAACCGGTGCCACGACCTTGAGGCGTTGATTGCCAATCATGGCTACACCAAGCACGGTGGCAAGTGGCTGTGTCCCCAGAGCAGCAGTGGGCTGCCGGGCGTTACGATCACAGAAGGGAAGTTGTACTCGCATCACAGTACCGACCCCCTGGCCAACGGACACAAGAACGATGCTTTCGACGTGTACTGCATTCTAGAGCACGGTGGCGACACCTCGGCCGCAACGAAGGCGGCTGCGCGGCTGCTCGTGCTCGACAAACCCGGCCGGGCGCCAGAGCCCCCGCCGCAGGGTGAACTTCCCCCAGCCCCATCGGTAAAGAGCGCCCCTAGCGCGGCCGGCTCCTCGGCCACCGGGGGAGCGGGGGAGGCTACGGCTATGGGGCTCGACGAGGTTCGCCGCCGGTTCGCCCTGGTCGAGGGCACCACGCATGTCTGGGACATGGACAAAGCGCGGGTGATGAAGAAGTCGGGGTTCGAAGCCCTGATCGGCAAGGCGCTAGCGAAGGAGTGGATGGAGCTGGCCGACAAGCGTCTGACTTCCTCCGACCAGGTGCAAGAAATCGAACAACTGCGCCGAATGACCACCAAGAAGGGCGGTGCCCTCGGGCTCGCCCCTATCGACAGGTACGTCTACATCGACGGCACCAAGGACGTGTGGGACCGCGAAAAGAAGCGCCGCATTGCTGAAGGGGCCACCAAGATGGCCCTGGGTGATGCCTATGCCTTGTGGTTGAACAGCCCCAACCGGCGCGTGGTCGACGTCGACAATATCGTTTTCGACCCGACCATGACCAAAGACCCGAATACCTACATCAACACCTTCGAAGGGCTGCCGCTTGAGCCGGTGCGCGATGACGCTGCTTGCGAGAACCTGCGGTGGCTTATCTCTTTCCTCTGCAACTACGAAAAGGACGCCACAGAGTGGCTGGTACGTTGGTTGGCCTACCCGCTGCAGCATCTGGGCGCCAAGATGGACACGGCAGTGTTGATGCACTCCATCATGGAGGGATCCGGCAAGAGCCTGCTGTTCGCCGACGCAATGGGTGAGCTGTACGGTCAGTACGCGGCCACAGTGGGGCAGACCCAGTTGGAAGGCTCGTTCAACGCCTGGCAGAGCCGCAAGCTTTGGGCAGTGTTCGAGGAGGTTGTCAGCCGCGATCAGCGCTACAACCAGGTGGGCAAGATCAAGCACCTGGTGACGGGCAAGACGGTGCGCATGGAATCCAAGTTCATCAACGGCTGGGAGGAAGCAAACCACATGAACGCGGTGTTCCTCAGCAACGAGATCCTGCCCTGGCCGATCAGCGAGAGTGACCGCCGCATGCTGGTCATGTGGCCGATGGAGACGCTGCCCGTCGAGCGACAGAAGGCCATTGGCGCCGAGTTGAAGAACGGTGGTGTGGCTGCGTTGTACGCCTGGTTGCTGAACGTTGACCTGGGCGACTTCAACGAGCGCACGCGCCCGCCGACCACGCCGGCACGCGAACGCTTGGTGGCCTTGAGTCGGGCCGCTTGGCAGACATTCATGAGCCTATGGCGTTGCGGCGACCTTGGTCCTGGGTTGTGGGGCTGCTGCATGTCTTCAGACCTGTATGCCTTGTTCCTGGAGTGGTGCCAGCGCAACCGGGAGCACTCCATGAGCCAGACGAAGTTCTCCCTGTTCATCAGCTCGTCGGTCGAAAAGACGCGGCCTATACCCTGGACCGATGGAAGTACACGGCGTTTCGCGGCGTTCTTTTTCCCCGACGACCCTGATGCTTCCCTGCCCCCATCGTTAACAGCGGCCGAGCTGGGCAAGACGGTGACTGACTGGCGAGCCAAGGCGAAGCTCGCGGGCTGGAATGTCGATGGCTGGGATCACATCAAGGTGCTGGCAGCATGAATGCGTTTACAGGTGTGGTGGGTGTGTTGGGTTTGTGTCGGGTTGGTGTTGAGTGGTCAACACACGTTTGGCCCTTGAGTTACGGGCCTTGTCGGGGTCTGTGTGGGGTGTGTTGGGTTCGTCGTCGCGCACGCGCATGCGCGTCTTTTCTTGGGGCTGCTTATAAGTGGGAATTCAAATCCTATGCGAGCAGAGAAAAACCCAACAAACCCAACACACTAAACACAACTTCTTTTAGTGCCCTGTATTTATTGGGTTTTTCCTGTGTTGGGTTTGTGTTGGGTAGTGCATTTTTGTGTTGGGTACTGTTTTCGGGGGAGGTTGCGCCATGCTGAAGGACGTTGATGGCCTGTTGCAGCATTGGGGCGAGCAACGCAACCAGCTCGGCCTTGGCGCCGGTTTGGGCAGCCAGATGGGCAGTATCATGGAATGGAAGGGCAATGCACCGCGTGGCACCCCTGGCACGCGAATCCTGGTTGGTGGTGCGGGGCTGGATCACATTGCGGCAGAGGTCGACGCGGCCCTGGCCGAGCTGGATCGGCGGGATGCACGCGGCAAGGTGCTCGCCAAGCTTGCCCGGTTTCGTTACCTGCACGCGGTAAGCATCCGCGAACAGATGCGCGAAGTTGGCCTGGATGAAGATGCAGGCCGTACCTATCGCAACTGGGTCAGGGCGCTGCACCAGCAGGTGCTGTTGATCCTGACAATTCGAACGTTTCGACCACATACCGCTCGTCGGGATGGAGTGCGTCGAAGTGGTGTCGAACTTGCGTCAAAGGTGAGCCGAAATGATTGACCGAAAATCGCCTCTTTTCGGTTTTTCCGGTCGGGGGTAAAAAGTCACCACGATCTGCAAATTGCGCTTCGGCGCGTCCTCAGTCTCTTTATTGAGCACGATACGAACCCTGCCACTTGGCGGGGTTTTTTTATGGTGCCGTAACCAGGAGGTCCAAATGGAAGTTCAGGTTAAGGATGAAAGCGGTGTAGTGCTTTGGGCAAGAGGCCCCGCAGGTGGCTTAACTAGCCAAAGCTACGGGGCAGATGGAACGCTCGAACAGGTTGCGCAGGCGTTGGGTCACGCGCTCGAGCAGTGCCGTGGGGAGTTATCCATTTCGATGGACAGTGATGGAGTGTTTGATATTGGCCGAGCCCCCACCTAGGTCGATGGTGATGTTCCAGTACCCGCTGTGCGGTGCAGCAATTCGAGCGGGCAACATTTTATAAAAGCCTCCGTAGTAGGTGTGCTGACGCCCATTCTTGAAATTTGAGAAGTGGGAATCTGTTGTTAGGCGGACGTTGCATTGATGTGAGCACCAAACCTCGACGATGTCGCCTTCGTTCAAGTGTTCACGCGAGTGCAAAAAATTCATTCGGTCTCCTAGCCCAGTGATGATTGCACATTGACATTAGATCCTCTTATTTCGGCTTGCCCTGAGAATTGAGTACAAATATGACGAACGAACAGCAAACATTGATTGAAATGCCGATCTGGATGGTGATCGTACTGTCCCTGGTCGGTGGTGTGTCAGGGGAGATGTGGCGTGCGGACAAGGCTGGTGTTCGAGGCTGGGGGCTGGTGCGGCGGATTGCACTGAGGTCGGGCGCCTGCATTGTCTGCGGCCTGTCGACGATGATGCTGCTGTACTCGATGGGGGTTTCGATCTGGGCGGCTGGAGCATTCGGTTGCCTGACTGCGATGGCCGGCGCCGACGTAGCCATCGGGTTGTACGAACGCTGGGCAGCCAAGCGGCTGGGCGTCTGCGACATTCAGCCCCCGAGCGGCAATGCAGGCCAATGAAATCTGGCTGCAGCCCAGACCCGCCGGGGACCCTGGCGGTTTTCGCCCAGTACGGGGTCGGAAACCCGCGGGACTTTGTTAGTGGGAGGTTCACCAGCTTAGTGAACTGCGGTGAACTGGTGAACACCCCGTATTCATTGGGTGAACTGGACATTTCGACATGACGATAATCAGCAAGTCGGAGTTCGCCACACGGCGCGGCTGGGCCAAGTCGTACGTTTCCAAGCTGGCCAAGCAGGACCGGCTGGTGTTGACCGAGGATGGCAAGGTCGACCTGGAAGCAACCGAAGCCCTGCTGGCCGATTCGGCAGACCCCAGCAAAGCGGCCGTCACGGCTCGGCACGAAGAGGCGCGGATTGATCGCGACGTTCGCAGCCAACTGGTACCAGCCGCCGAAACACCTGCGGTGCAGGCCACAGGCAAAGGCCCGGATTTTCAGAAGGCCCGCGCACACCGCGAGTACTACCTGGCCCAGTTGGCCGAGGCCGAATTCCACAAGGTCCAGGGCAACTTGGTTGAGCGCAAGGCGGTGGCCGATGCAGCATACGGTGCCGGGCGCATGGTTCGTGACCTTGTGCTAGGCCTGCCGCCTCAACTGGCACCAGAGTTGGTTGCAATGACCGATCCCTGGCAAATCGAAAAGCACCTGGCGGGCGCCTTCCGCCGAGTCTTTGAGGACGCGGCGCGCATGAGCACCTCGGACCTTGAACAAGCCATAACCCAGAGCTGAGCCTATGCCCACCGGATACGCAGACGGTGCCGAGGTGTACCGCGAAGCGTATTGCCGTGGGCTGAAGCCCGACCCCGAGCTGTGGGTGGATGAATGGGCGGACGAGTACATGCGGATTCCGCGTGATACCGGCGCCGCCGAGCCTGGCAAATACCGCACAGAGCGCACACCGTACGCACGTGAACCCATGCGCTGCCTGTCACCGAGCCACCCCTGCAAGCGGGTGGTTACCATGGTGGCCTCGCAGCTGATGAAAACCCAGATCGCATTGAACTGGATCGGCGCACTGATCCACATGTCGCCGTCGAATATTCTGACCTTGCTGCCCAGTTTGAGCCTTGCCAAGCGGGTGTCAGCGCGAATCGGCAAGACGATCAAGGCCACCCCGGTGCTTAGCGAGCGTGTTGCATCGCCGCGCTCACGGGACTCACGCAACACCATGGATACCAAGGAATTCGAGGGCGGCTCGCTGTACGCGACTACGGCTGGCTCGGCCGCCAACTTGGCCGAGCTGTCGGCGCGGTTCATCTACGGCGACGAGATCGATCGTTGGGATGTGGACGTAGATGAGGAGGGCGACCCGATCGAACTGGCCGAGACCAGGGGTAGCACCTTTGGCCGCAATGCCAAGTTCTATTTCTCCAGCTCCCCGACAATCAAGGGTGCCTCCCGCATCGCCGACCTGTACGAGTCCAGCGACCAGCGTCACTACTACGTGCCGTGCCCCACCTGCGGACACATGCAGATCCTTGAATGGGAGCGCCTGCTGTACTCGCAGGACTTGAGCACGGTGCATTACCAGTGCGCTGGGCCGACCTGCGACGTGCTGATCGAGGAGCATCACAAGGGCGAGATGCTTGCCCGAGGTGAGTGGCGATCGCATGCCGAGGGCGATGGCGAGACGGTGGGGTTTCACCTCAATGCGCTGTATGCCCCGCTGGGTTGGCAGGACTGGGCATCGCTGGCCAAGCAGTATGAAAAGGCCAAGAAAGCCCAAGAACGTGGCGACCTTGAACCCATGCAGGTGTTCTACAACACCCGTCTTGCCAAGGTGTGGGACAGTGCGCAAGAGCAGACCAAAGCCGAAGCACTGCAAGCCCGTGCCCTGCAGGAAGACTTCGTGCTCGGCACCCTGGCGGTGGGCGTGCTTTCGTTGACCGCTGCCGTCGACGTTCAGGCCAACCGGCTTGAAATGATCACCATTGGCTGGGGCGTCGGCATGGAGCGCTGGGTGGTCGATCACCAGGTGATCATGGGCGACCCCTCGGACGACCGCACCTGGGCGGCCCTCGACGAGAAACTCAAGGAGCGCTACCGGCATCCTTGTGGCGTCAGCTTGGCGATCCTCGCCACCGCGATCGACTCTGGTGGTCACCACACCCATGAGGTGTACCAGTTCTGCCGCATCCGGCGCTGGCGCAATGTCTTTGCGGTGAAGGGCGCGAGCAAGTCCGGCAAGCCGGTAATCGCTCAGCGCCCGTCCCTGGTCGACGTGACTTGGAAAGGTCAGACCGAACGCAACGGCGCCGAGCTCTGGATCGTCGGTACCGACACCGCCAAGGATTGGATCTACAACCGCTACCCCGTCGAGACAGGCCCTGGCGCCTTGCACTTCGCCAAGGACTTGCCAGCGGACTTCTTCGAGCAGTGCGTGGCTGAGCGCAAGGTTGCGCGGTACGTGAAGGGCTACAAGCGGATCGAGTGGGTCAAGGGCAAGGCGGATCGCAACGAAGCACTCGATCTGATGGTGTACAGCTTGGCGATGGCCCATTACTTGGGGCTGCACCGTTACGGCGAGCACGACTGGGCCCGGATGCGCCAAGCCCTGGCCCAGGCGAACCTGTTCGACGATTCCGCCCAGGCTGCACCCGCAGCCGCGATGCAAGATCGGCAGGCAGAACCTGATGTTGTCCAGCCCGCTCCGCAACTTCAGCCGGCGGCCGTTGCGCCAAGCCCGCCACCGCGACAAACCGCCCAACCTATGCAACGCCGCAGCTCCCCTAGCGGCTACCTGAAGAGACGCTGATATGGCCTACACCCAAAAGCACCTCGACGCTGTTGAGGCGGCTATCGCTCGCGGTGAGAAAACCGTGCGCTACACCGACCGCACCGTTGAGTACCGCTCGGTCGACGAGCTTCTCAAGGCCCGCGATGTGATCCGTACAAGCTTGGCGAATGCCGCCGGGCCTCGCTCACGTGTTGTGCGATTGAGTCACGGAGGGAAGGGCTTGTGAGTACTCGTTATCCGACGCTGACACGGTCAGGGTTCCTGCTGCCGGAAAGGCTCAAGGCCAGCTACGAGGGCGCGGCCGAGGGGCGGCGATCGTCGAGCTGGGACGCACCCGATACCGGGGTCAACAGCCTGATCATGCCGGCCCTGCGCAACTTGCGCTCGCGGTCGCGGGCAGCTGTTCGCAATGATCCGTACGCGGCAAACGCGATCGATCGCCGGGTCAGCAACCTGATCGGGACCGGCATAACCCCACAGCCGCGCCTCAAGGACAAGGACCTGCGCTCGCAACTGCAGGAGCTGTGGGAAGACTGGGTTGACGAGTCGGACGCGGATCAGCTGACCGACTTCTACGGGCAGCAGTCGCTGGTGGCGCGCACAGTCGAGCAGTCTGGCGAGTGCTTCGTGCGCATCCGACCGCGCCGGCTGGAGGGGGGGCTGGCAGTGCCTTTGCAATTGCAGTGCCTGGCGCCAGAGTTCGTGCCGCACGACAAATTCGAGCTCACAAAGGACGGCAACATCATCCGCGCCGGTATTGAATTCAACAGCCAGGGGCAGCGTGTTGCGTACTGGTGCTACCGGTCGCACCCCAGCGACATGGCGGCCCTGAACGCGGGCTACAACATTCAGGTGCGAGTCCCTGCCAGCCAGATGCTGCACATCTTCGAGCCCGTTGAGCCCGGCCAGCTTCGTGGCGTCCCACGTCTCGCGCCCGTGCTCAAGCGACTGCGCAGCCTAGACAACTACGACGACGCGGTGTTGTTCCGGCAGGAGGTGGCCAACCTGTTCGCCGGCTTTATTCGCAAGCCTGCCAGCGACGGGCCGCCAATGCTTGACCCGGTGACCGGGGCGCCAATCAAGACCGGTTCAGATGGATTCACGCCGATGGTGGCGCTGGAGCCCGGAACGATGCAGGAGCTGCTCCCGGGCGAAGAGGTTGAGTTCTCGAAACCGCCCGATGGCGGCAACAACTACCCCGACTTCATGCGGCAGCAACTGATGGCTGCAGCGGCCGGTGCAAGCCTGCCGTACGAGCTGATGACGGGCGATATGCGCGGCGTCAACGACCGGACGATTCGCGTCGTGCTCAACGAGTTTCGTCGGCGGCTGGAGCAGCTGCAGTTCGCCGTCTACGTCCACCAGTTGTGCCGGCCTGTACGTGCGGCGTGGTTGGACATGGCAGTGCTGTCCGGTGCGCTGGATCTGGCGGACTACGGCCAACGGCGTCGTGAGTATCTGCGCACCCGCTGGGTACCCCAGGGCTGGGCCTACATTCAGCCGGTGCAGGACGTGCAGTCCCGGGCAATGGAGATCAACGCGGGCCTGACCTCTCGCAGTGAGATGTGCCTACGCTCCGGTACCGACGCCGAGATCGTCGACCAGGAGAATGCCGCCGATGCTGCCCGCGCTAGAGCGCTGGGCCTGAACTACAGCACCTTGTCGCCCAGCGATGAGGAACCCGACGAGAAGGAGAAACCATGAAACCGCTGTTGCCGTTTCGCATTTTCAACAAGGCCAAAACCGTTTTGCCGGTCGAGGATGAGCACTGGTACAGCATCAAAGCTGAGGCCCGGCCCGAACAGACTGTCATCGAAATCTACATCTATGGTGAGATTGGTGGGTGGGGCATCACGGCCAGCCAGTTCATTCGCGACCTCAGGGCGCTCGACGATGGTCTATCGCCTGTGGTCGTTGCCTTCAACACCATCGGCGGCGACCTGTTCGATGGCTTGGCGATTCACAATGCTTTGAGCCGCCTGGGTGAGCGCTGCACGGCGCGCATCGATGCGTTGGCAGCCAGTGCCGGCGGCATTGCGGCTTGCGGCGCGCACCGTGTAGTGATGGCATCCAATTCCATTCTCATGGTGCACAACCCCTGGACCTATACGGAGGGAGATGCTGAGGACCTGCGAAAGGTCGCCGATGTGCTCGACCAGACGCTGGAAGCCATCATCGCGGCTTACAAGGCCAAGGCGCCGGACATTGATGACGCCGAGCTGCGCCGCCTGGTGAATGATGAAACCTGGCTGACGGCACAGGAAGCCTTGGCTCTGGGCCTAGCCGATGAGGTGAGTAGCGGGGTCGAGGTCAAGGCGTGCCTCGGCCAGGGCGCTGCCATGCAGCGGTATCGACAGACGCCCAAGGCCCTGATCGAGCAGCTTAACGAGTCGGCTGCCGATCCAGAGGCGCCTCCGGCTAAGCCGGACGATCCTGTCCCCGGTGATCCTCCTGAGCCTGTAGCGGGCGATTCAGCCGCGCTAGCCCTGATGATCACTCAGGCCTGCACCAAGGCTGGGATCAGCAACCTGGTCGAGCCCTTGATTGCTTCCACCAAGCTGGCCGACACCGCCACGGTGCAGGCCGCACTGACGCGTGCAAAAGCGGTGCGCGATCTGTGCGTGGCCGCGCGACTGCCCGAGCTGGCGGGAGAGTTCATGAAGGCTGGTCTGGATGCCCAGGCAGTGCGTGCCCGGCTGTTCGACAGGCTGGTTGGGTCCGGCAAGGGCTTCGAGATCGACAACAGCCTCCCACCTGCCGACGACCTGCCGGAAAAGGTCAAGGCGCAACTCCCCAACCCTAACGCTATCTGGGCTGCCCGCCGGCAGGCCACCAACAAAGGAGCACGACCATGAGCAACATCCATCGCGAAACGGTGCACGCCGGTGAGTTTCTGCTGAGCGAAGGCGCGGGCAAGATCTCCCGCGAGGCGATCAGCGTCGTGGCCGGACCGGCCCTCATCGCCGGTCAGGTGCTCGGCCTGGTTACCGCGACAGGTGAGTTTGCACCATACGATCCGGAGGCCGAAGACGGTAGCGAGAACGCGGCCTGCATCCTGTTCGCCTCCATTGGTGAGTCAGAGGTGGCACGGCGTGCGCGGGCGGTGGTTCGGCTGGCCGAGGTGACCGAAAGCCTGCTCACTGGCCTGGACCTCGACGCCGAAAGGGCCCTGGCAACGCATTACATCATCGTTCGCTGAAGCGATCGCAACTTACCCCAAACCCCGCCCTGAGCGGGGTTTATGCTTTCTGGAGTATTCCCATGGCTGATATCGCCATTTTTGAAGACGACGCATTCGGCGTCGCTGCGTTGACCGCTGCGATCAACGAGCAGGAGCTGGTGCCGGGCCGACTGGCCGCGCTTGGCCTGTTCGAGGAGGAGGGTGTCACGACCCTGACCGTGCAGATCGAGAAAGACGGCGACAAGCTGGCCCTGGTGCCGGCAGGTGAGCGCGGCACCTCGGGGTTGGTGGTCAATGCCAGCAAGCGCATCCTGCTGCCGTTCAACACCGTGCACCTGCCCCAGCGCTTCGCCATCAAGGCCGACGAGATCCAGGGTATCCGCGCTTTCGGTACTCAAACCGAGCTGCAGGCGGTTCAAGACGTAGTGAACAAACGGCTGGACAAGGCGCGCCGCCAGTTGGATGCGACCCACGAATTTCATCGCATGGGGGCGCTGAACGGCAAAGTGCTCGACGCTGATGGTAGCTCGGTGTTGCTGGATATTTATGACCGCTTCGGTGTTAAGCGCCAGAGCATGTCGATGGGGCTCAACGATCCTGAGGCGAACGTCCAGGTGCTGTGTGTTGAAGCGCTGGACATGCAGGAAGATGCGCTCGGCAGCGTGACTACGACGTCCTCGCGAGCTTTCTGCGGCAAGACCTTCTGGAAAAAGCTCATCTCTCACCCGTCGGTGGTCGACACATACAAAGGCAGCGAGCAGGCCGCTTCGTTGCGCGGTGATGGCCGTATGTCCTTCGAGTTCGGCGGCATCAGTTGGGAGCGCTACCGGGGCAAGGTTGCGGGTGTCGCTTTCATCGCAGACGATGAGGCGCGCCTGGTGCCCGAGGGTGTGCCAGAAATGTTCCTCTCGGTATACGCCCCAGCCGATTACATGGAAACGGTCAACACCCAGGGCCTGCCTTACTACAGCAAGCTCGAGCCAATGCCGTTCGGTAAAGGCGTCGCGGGCGAGGCCCAGTCCAACCCGCTGCACATCTGCACCCGGCCGCGTGCAGTCATCAATCTGAAGCTCTGATCATGAGTTTCCGCGACCTGATTGATTCAGTGGATGACGCGGTATTCGAGCTGCTCGGTGATACAGCCTTCATCGAGGAGCGCGAAGTGCTTGGCATGTTCACGGTGCCCTGGCTGCAGCCCAAGTTGGGCAAGATCATCACCGCGCTGCGTGAGCCGCACCTAGTTGTGCGGGTTAGTGATTCTGACGGTGTGGTGCCCGGGCAGGTCGTGCGCATCGAGTTGCCCGAGTACGACGGCGGTGGGTCGTACACACTGGTTCGGGTCGAGCCGGGTGGTGATGGCCTGGTCGCTCTGGTGCTGAGGCTCAAACCATGAGCGTCGGCAGCTACACCCAGCAGTCGCGGGATGCCGGGATGATCACGCTGCAGCCCTCGCTTGCTGACTTTCAGGCGTTCAAGGAGTTCGCCGCGATCATGCCGAAGGCCGCCGCTGCGGCGCAGCGGCGTGCGATCAACAAGACCTTGCGCTGGTTGGTTGCCCATATCGGACGAGCGGTCAGCCGCAAGGAGCGTATTGCCGTTGCTGCAGTGCGGCAGCGCTTGCGTGCGTTCCCCGTGACCAACAACGGCTCGGGCAAGCTCTGGTTCGGTATCAACCCGATCGAGGCGAGTCGGATCGGTCGGGCTCGACAGGGCCGTGCGGGTGTCTCGGTCGCTGGGCGACAATACCAAGGAGCGTTCTTCAAGAAGGTCTACGGTGGCAAAGCCGATATCTGGATCCGCACAGGCAGCAAGCACTTTCGAGCTTCCGACTATCCGAACAGCGATGTGTCGGGGGGAGGTGGCTACCGTACCGGATGGGTCTCCGAAAACGATAACCGCTTTCCACTGGCCAAGGCCAAGGTCTCACTCGATGAGGTGAGGCCGTTGTTCGAACAGTGGGTGCGCAAGGCTGATGCGCGGCTGATGGAGGTGCTGCAACAGGAGCTCAACTTTGAAGTTCAGAAGGTTCTGAAAGGAGGTGCACGTGGACGATGAGCCGCTGACGCTTGATCGGCTGTATGCCGCGATCGAGAGCGGGATACATGCAGCGGTACCCGGTCTTGAGCTGGTGGTGACGATGCCTCATATGCTCCAACAGTTGCCGGTGCCGGCTGTTTTGATCGAGGTGGCAGAGTTTGAGCCGGGCGTAGACCGAGGCACTGGTGAGGTGGCTCTGGTCGTTCGGTTCGAGGCGCGAGTCATCGTTGCCCCAGAGCAGCCAGATTGCCAGCAGCAGGCAGCCTTTGTCGCTGCACAGCTGACCGGCCTGCTGCGCATGCAGTCGTGGGGGCTGGGAGTCGAGCTTGCAGAGTTCGTGCGAGCGGCACAGGACTGGACTCGTCCTGAGCTGGATGGGTATGCGGTGTGGGTTGTTGAGTGGACTCAGCAGATATATCTCGGCGACCAGGAATGGCCATGGCCCAACCAGCCACCCGGTAACTTGGTGTGGGGCTTCAGTCCCGAAACGGGCCCGGGCAGCGAGGGCAGCTACGTGGCACCAGAGGATGTGGCATGAGTTACGCGAGCGCGCAGCATGACCGCATGCTGGCCTGCTTGGTCATGCCCTGCACCGTGGTTGGGGTCGATCTGGCTGCTGCGATGGTGCGTGTGTCTGACGGTGCTGGTTGGACCAGCGCCTGGGTGCGCTGGCACAGCCAGGCGGCGGGCAAGGCGCGGCACTGGCGGGCGCCGAGCCTGGGCGAGCAGGGCGCGCTGATCAGTCCCAGTGGCGAGCCGGCGCAGGGTACGTTCGTGCCGGGGCTGTACGGTAATGCCGGTGCACAGCCGGACAACCGCGATCACGTCGAGGTGTGGCGTTTCGACGACGGCGGTTCGCTGGTCTACGACTGGCAGGCCAAGAGCTACACGATCGATCTGCCCGTCGGCACCGTGACCGTGAAAGTGGGCAGCAGCTCGGCGGTCGTTACGGGTAACGCGATTGAGGCGAAGGCTACCGCCATCACCTTGACCGGCGCCGTGCAGATCAACGGCGCGTTACGCGTAACGGGCGATATCAACGGCGGCGGCAAGATCATCGATACCGGCGGCAACACCGCCAATCACAAGCACTGACACCAGCCCGCCCCGCGCGGGCTTTTTAGAGCCTGGAGAAAACTATGGCCGTAGCAAAGAAACCCGCCCAGGAGGTGCTGCCCGGCGCGTCTGTGGCGTTTCGCGATACCCGCTTTACCTCGCGCGCGTTGATCCTGCCGGACGGGCGGGAGCTGCCTGTGGCGCAGGCCCGTGTGGTGATCGGCACCGATGACACGGTTGCCCTGGAGTACCTGATGGGCCACCCGGACCTGCAGCAGGAGTAATCCCGTGATCGGACTGGATCGCCGCACCGGGCTGGCACTGTCGGGCATCGAGCACCTTCGCCAGTCCATAGAAGACATTCTGACCACACCGCTCGGCAGCCGGCGCATGCGGCCTGACTACGGCAGCAAGCTGCGCCGCTTTGTCGATCTGCCGGTCAATGACGGGTGGAAAAGTGCGGTACAGGCCGAGGTGGCCCGCTCGCTGAGTCGCTGGGAGCCACGCTTGAAGCTTGAGCGCGTGCGCGTGGTGGCTGTGCTGGGCGGCCAGATCACCCTGCAACTGACCGGGCAGTACCTGGGCGACAGCCAACTGCTGGAGGTTACGGCATGAGTATCGTGGATTTGTCGGTGCTGCCCGCGCCGCAGGTGCTGGAAGACCTCGACTTCGAGGCCGTTTTCCAAGACGACCTTGCGGCGTTCAGGCTGCACATGGGGGACAACTGGGACGCGCTGCTGGAGAGTGACCCGGTGACCAAGCTGCTGGAGGTCGGCGCGTATCGCAAACTGGGCAACCGGGCGCGAGTGAACGACGCGGCCAAGGCGCTGCTGCTGGCCTTCGCCAAGGGGGCCGACCTCGATCACCTTGCGGCCAACGTGCGGCTCAAGCGGCTGGTGGTGCAGGCCGAGGATCTGGTGGCGGTACCGCCAGTGGCCGAAGTGCTCGAGGAGGACGACGCCCTGCGCGAGCGGGTCCAGCTGGTGTACGAAGGGCTGACCACGGCGGGCCCGCGCAACAGCTACATTCTGCACGCGCGCAACGCCTCGGGCCTGGTGGCCGACGCCACGGCCGAAAGCCCGGCCCCGGCGGTGGTGGATGTGACGGTGCTAAGCCTGGAGGGCACTGGGGTGGCCAGCCCCGAGCTGCTGGCCGAGGTGGCCGCGCACCTGAATGACGACGACGTGCGACCGGTGGCGGATCGGCTGAACGTGCGCAGCGCCGAGGTGATCCCGTACCGGATCGATGCAGTACTGTACCTGGCCGGTACCGGGCCGGAAAACGAGGCGACCCTGGCCGAGTGTCAGCGGCGCCTGCAGGCATGGGTCAACCCACGGCGCCGCCTCGGCGTGGAGGTTTCGCGCTCGGCTGTCGATGCCCAGTTGCATATCAGTGGTGTGGGCCGGGTAGAGCTGGTGGGCTGGACGGATATTCGCCCGACGAAGGCCCAGGCGGCCTGGTGCACGGGTTTCGAACTGACGCGGGGAGGCTGACATGCAAAGCCTCCTGCCGCTCAACAGCACGCCGCTGGAGCGGGCTGTTGAGGCTGCATCAGTCGAAGACCTGCAGATTGCCCTGCGCACGCTCTACAACCCCGACACCTGCCCGGCGCACCTGCTGTACCAGCTGGCCTGGGCCTGGTCGGTCGACCGCTGGGACGAAACATGGTCTGAAGCGGTCAAGCGTTCAGTGATCCGCTCGGCGTTCTACATCCATGCCCACAAGGGCACCATCGGCGCCTTGCGCCGGGTGGTAGAGCCATTCGGCTACCTGATCGAAGTGATCGAATGGTTCCAGACGGTGCCCGAGGGCGTGCCCGGCACGTTCGCGCTGAAGGTCGGTGTTTCCGAGGAGGGGATCAGCGAGGAAACCTACCGCGAGCTGTCATGGCTGATCGATGACGCTCGGCCGGTCAGCCGGCACATGACCGGCTTGGCCATCAGCCTGGAAACCGTCGGGGCCGTCTACCTGGGCGCTGCGCTCTACGACGGTGACGAACTTGATATCTACCCGCCTGCGCCGAGTGACATTGAGGTCACGGGCTCGATTGGGCGAGGTGGACGTGAGCACACCATTGACTACCTGGACATTTACTAATGGTTGATCAGACTTCCCAGTTTTACGCGATTCTGACCAAGGTCGGTGCCGCGAAGCAGGCCAATGCGGATGCCCTGGGCATTCCGTGGAAAATCACGCAGATGGCGGTCGGTGACGCCAATCGGGGTGGGGTCGACAATCCGCCGCTGCCGATGCCGGATGCGAGCTGGACCAGCCTGCTAAACGAGTGGCGCCGGGCGCCGCTCAACCAGCTCAAGGTCGACGAGCGCGACAGTGCGGTCATCGTGGCCGAGCAGGTGATTCCGGCCGAGATTGGCGGGCGCTGGATTCGCGAGGTGGGGCTGTACGACGCCGACGGCGACCTGGTGGCGGTGGCCAACTGTGCGCCGACCTACAAACCGCTGCTCAGCCAGGGCTCGGGCCGCACCCAGGTGGTGCGCATGAACCTCGTGGTAAGCAGCTCCAGCAACGTCGTGCTCAAGATCGACCCGAGCGTAGTGCTGGCCACACGGGAATGGGTCACTGAGGAACTGGCACGGCAAGACTTCAAGCACTCGGTGCTGGCCGCGACAACCGCCGCCATCACCTTGAGCGGCCTGCAGACGGTGGACGGCGTTGCGCTGACGGCCGGGGCGCGGGTGCTCGTGAAGAATCAGGCGGCGGCCAAGGACAATGGGCTGTACCTGGTTGTCGCCGGCGGTGCCTGGACGCGCTGCCCGGATGCAGACACCAGCGCCAAGGCCACGCCAGGCCTGTTGGTACTGGTGGAGCGCGGCATGGCCAATGGTGACAGTGCCTGGCAGCTGATCACCGATGCACCGATTACCCTGGGCGTCACGGCGCTGGCGTTTGAAATGGCATTCGGTCGTACTGGCGTGTCTGCTGGCACTTACCGCAGCGTTACTGTGGACGCCTACGGCCGAGTCACTGCTGCGACGAACCCGACCACGGTAGCGGGTTATGGCCTGACTGACGTGCTTACTACGACCCAGGTCAACAATGCACTCGCACTCAAGGCGCCCTTGGCCAGCCCAGTCTTCACGGGCGATCCGAAAGCCCCAACGCCGATCGTTACGGATAACGATGCGTCAATTGCCACAACAGCATTTGTTCGCCAGGTGCTTGCTCGATACGGGCTCGCTGCGGGGGCGTACAAGTACTCCGGGAACTTTGACAGTATCGACGAAACTGGCACCTACAACATCGACAACCTCAACACCGGCACTCGTCCCAAAAATCCAACCAATGGGCAGGACCTACTGAATGCTGTGATTCTCCATGTCGAGAAGGATTCGACACTGGCATTCCAGATATGGGAGTCGAATTCAAGTATCACCTCCTACCCGTTCTATCGCAGCAAGATGTCTGGTGGCTCATGGACACCTTGGGCGCAAATGTGGAACAGCCTTAACACGCCCAAGCAGACAAATCCTTTGGACCTGACTCCAGGGGCGATGCTGACAGTGGGTTCGTTCGGATGGGGGGCGGCGGCAGTCAATTACACGGGTGATATCGACCTCATCGCTGCGAGTGGCCTGTACATGGTCAGCGCCTCCACCTCGGGCGCTAAGCCCGAGTATCCGCCTCAGCAAGGCGTAGGGCAGATCTCCAGTGGTACAGTTATGCACCTTGAGCGTGGTAGTAGCAAAATGGCGACACAGGTATGGGACTCGCTCGTAAACAGCATCTATCCCATCACCTGTATACGCACAAGAAACTCTAGCGGGATATGGAGTCCATGGAGTGAGGTGCTCACTTCCGCCAGGATCGCCACTCAGCCTCAGGTCGATTCGGGCACGGCTGACGACGTGGTCGTCACGCCGAAAAAGATGCGCTGGGGCTTTGCCGCATCGTTTGGGGCTAACGGATACGTGCTGTTCCCGACCTGGCTCGGTGGCTTACTTCTACAGTGGGTGTCGGTATCCACATCGGCAAGCGCTACAACGGCGTTCACCTGGCCGCTGGCCTTTTCGGCGTGGGTCCGTGCGGCTGGTGGCGTGCACTCGTCGGCGCCGGTGTTCGGCGGCCTAAATACAGTCACGGTGAACGGTGGGAACGCAGACACATATAACCCCAGCGCCGCCCGTGTTGTTGGCAACATTCAGGCGATAGGGGTAGGGAAATGAAGCGTTACTACAGCCATATCACAGGTAACTGCTATTTGGAGAACGGGCCGGCTCCAATACCGCCAGAGGCGATCGAGATCAGTGATGAGCGATACGAGGAAGTGATCGCCAATCCTGACCCCGCGAAGGTCCGCAGTCATGACGGCCAAGGGTTGCCGATCCTCATTGATCCGCCTGTTGCTGTGTTGACGGCCGAGGAGCTGGCGGCCATCGAGCGTGCGTGGCGAGACGGCGAAGTGTCATCGACGGAATGGCTGGTGACCCGTCACCGCGACGAGCAGGACATGCAGGTGGTCACCACGCTGACCGCCGAGCAGTTCGCCGAGCTGCTGGTGTATCGCCAGGCCCTGCGCGACCTGCCCCAGTCCGAAGCGTTCCCCGATACGGCGCAGCGCCCGGTAGCGCCGCCTTGGATCGCCGAGCAACCCCAATAACGCCCCGCACTGTCGGGGCGTTTTTATTCCTGGCTTCACCCCTTGCAGCCCTGCATTGCGGGGCTTTTTCGTATCTGGAGTACATCCATGAGTGGTTTCTTTCACGGCGTTACCGTAACGAACGTCGACACCGGTGCGCGCACCATCGCGTTGCCGTCGTCCTCGATCATCGGCCTGGTCGACACCTTCACCGAAGGCCCGACCGCCACGGCCAAGGCCAACGACCTGGTGATGATCACCAGCGAGCGTG